ACTGGATTCATGAGTCGCCTAGAAAACGATTCAACAGTTACTGGTGGGTGGGCTTCACGGCCTGCCCGGTGTTTATTACTTGCTTCGGTTACTGCAAGCGTTATTGCTATCGGAGTGCGCGTCTTAAGACTACGACGCCGGCTTAAATCAATCCGGCACGTAGCAGGCGCGATTATAGACGCCAACAAACAAGTTCCCAAAACCCAACGTCTGCGTTCTGAATTCATGAGGAAACCGATCCCACATCAGAAAGTAGACAAAAATCACCCACACGGTACTGCAGCAGCACAAAGATCGAGCGCCCAAGCCTTTGCCCAACTTTTGGCATCATCGCTCGGACTCCCTGTGTTCTCAGTACAACAATCTGCGTCAGATCAGAGAAAGGGGATCCCGGGGGATCGCGTGTTTTACTGGACCAAAGATTTGTCCACAACCGCCACCACCGGACCTCCTATCACTGAACAGACGCTTGAAACGTACATCGACGTAGACTATTACGTTGATGAGTGGGAGAGACGTCTCGCGGACTCATTCAACCCCAAACTTCTCTACACCGTCACACCAGAAACTGTCGCCCGCAACGATGGCGAGGTTGCTCACACCTTCAATACTGAGGGTGAGCTGGAGATGCGTGTTACTGGGGGAGCGACATATCGACACAAGTTGTGGTCATACGGCCAGGATATTGTAACAGCCACTCGATGGTTCTGGTTCATTCCTATCCGTACCACAATTTACAACGTCGACCGTCGCCGGATGAGACGTGATCGATCAGTGGTTCTACTAACACCACTGGCACGCCTCACAGGTATTAGTGCTATCCTAGGAAAGATCTTCCTTTCTGGAGACGGACTTTCACGACTCGATCCACGAGTCAAGTCCGGTTTCAGGCCCGATGTTACAGAGGGCAAAGGAGACGTTAGTGATGGCAAGTACCTGAGGTTGATGGTACACACCGCCGAAGGTGCCTTCATTTCAACTGGAAGGTGCGGCGAGTATGCATGTGCCACAATTAGTGCCACTCAGGACCACACTCTCTCCACGGTCGTGCGGAACATGTCCCAGAAACTAAATGCCCCTCTTGTGAGATCCCTCATCCCTGACCTGTCGGATGAGGCGGCATACGTTCTCGTAGACTTCCATCGTCGACACACTCTGTCTGCAACCCCAGTGGTTTGCCCAGTGGATCAAGGTATTCGACATTACCAACCATTGCGTGGCTACAACCCTGAGGCCAAGAAGACTCTGGAAGCATTCATGAGCCCCATTATTCCCGACCAGGTGTACGCCCCTGAGCTGACGACGGCGAATCGTCAGTTTGCAGTGGACTCCCGGGTAAAGGAGGTTCGATCGAACGTTACCCCCACCACTTCCTCAGTGCGCTATGCTAGTGAGTTCATTGAGTTGGTGGTTGGATCTCTCAGAGGAACTGTTCACCCATATGACCAGGATGTCATTTGGGATAGACAACCTAGACCGACACAGCGGTCGTTGTTCAAACAGTTTCAGTGCCTGGGTAAACAGACCGTAGGAAGAGCCACCTCATTCATCAAGAAAGAGGCCTACGGCAAACCGACCGCACCAAGACTCATCACGATAGCCCCAGTGCAGGGCAAGATCCGTTACCTACAGATCATCCATGCGTTTACCGACAGAATCATGAAACGACAGCCATGGTATGCATCAGGTATGACCCCCCTCAAAATAGCGGAGGCGGTCTCTCGGGTCTGCCAGTCAGCCAACTCACACGTGCTCGTCACCGATTACTCACGGTGGGACGGGCATGTTTCAGAGCTAATCAAGGATGTTCAGATTGGCGTTCTGTTGGCTGCCATGCACCCAGACTATCGCACGGAGGTGTACGAACTAGCACGTGCGGGACTGCACGAGAAGGTATTAAATTTGCCAAGTGGGCCGGACCAAGGGCCCATAGTTTATGACAGTGGGTCAGCTCAACAATCTGGTCGGGCTGACACGTCTGTCTTCGGCACAATCGGTAATGCCTACATCTCCTACGTAGCGTTTAGGATGCAAGGAGCTTCCCCTCAGGAGGCTTATGCATCTTTGGGCGTTTACTTAGGTGATGATGGTTTGACTGCCGACATACCTTATCCGACGCTGGCAAAATCAGCGGCATTTACCGGACAGAAATTAGACTGTAACCGAATCTCCAAAGGAGATAAGGGAGTCAACTTTCTGGCACGGTATTATAGCCCCCAAGTCTGGTATGGAGAGACTGACTCCTGCTGTGACATCCGGCGTCAACTCAGTAAGTTCCACACAGCCTCGCGTATGGCCGGGGTGACACCAGCCGACAAGCTGGTTCAGAAAGCCATATCCTACTTCTTGACCGACCGACACACACCGGTTATAGGACACTACTGTGTAGCAGTGTTGAAGCATCTCTCCGCCGATGAGCTCGATGATAAGATGTTCGAAGCTAGTGAACAGCTTCTGAGCATCCGCTCTTGGTGGGGAAGGTTCTCTGACTCACAGTATCCGGCCCTGCCTGATGCTCCATGGAAGATGCAGTTCTTGCATGAGCAACTACCGGGGTTTGACCCAGACATGTTTAGGAAGGCCATCTGGGACTCTAAGTCCTTAGATGATCTCATGGGCATGCCTCTATGTCAACACCCCGCCCAGGTGGTACCAGTGGCCCGTCCAGCCATTCCGATGGTCGTTCACGGAGCGCTGCCGCGCATCATCACCCCTTCCCCAAACACACGGAAGGGTAACTCACAAGTCCAGGCCAAAACACAACCTGGCAACACACCCGCAACCACATCTAAGTCCCGTTCCAAGGGCACCGGCGTAGAACTGAAATCAGTTCGTTCCCCTCGTCGGCCACCGAGCCAACCTGCAGCAAGAAAGGTGGAAAGCAAAGACACAGGGGTCAGGTCAGGGTCAGCTAGCGCCCGTCCACTTCGGCAGCAGTGGAAGAAGTCCAGCAACCCACGTGACCAGAAGTCACGTGGCCCGCCAAAGCCCGTCTTCAAGGATGGGAAGAAGGTGGCGCGGGGGGATGAAGTTCCCCCTCTCCGCCTACCACCGGCGCGGGAGGTGAAGCGGCCCACTATTGTGAGCCGGCAGGCTACGATTGCTCGCAGCCAGCTTGCAGCACCTGCTGCACCTCAACCGGGGGTGAGGAAGCCTACCCCCGGGCCACCAAGACCCAAGCGGGCCGGCACCCCACCTCAACCTCATGGTGTGAGGTTGGTTGGGAAACCGACTCCAGCACCCGGGAGTAAAGTAACGGGGGCAAAGTGTCCGGTTAAACCCGGACGACGCCAGTGGCGCAAGGTGCGCAGTACACCATCCACAGGTGGAAAGCCGACAGTGGTCGGTCCCACAGCAACCCCAAAACCACGTACAGTCTGTAAACGTGTTTTGGATGCTGCAGCAGCTGACGGTCAGTGGGTGATCGTTAGAGGTAGCCGCAAGAAGAAGAAGCGGCCACGGGGGATGAAAGGCCCTCGCGGGAATAAGCGCCGCGTCTAAGGACGCGGCTGAATGTCAGCTGGAACCCCTGAGGCTTGGCAGGGGGTGCACTATTTGAAAGACTCCATTTAGTAAGTATGAGCGACAACAAGACATCAAGAACCAAGCGAACAGGCCGACGTCGTCGCCGACGTCCCCGCGTAGCAACAGACAGGAAACTACCTCTGTCCTATGCGAAGTCTGTGAAGCAGAAGGCGCCACGCATCGTCACCGACTCAAGACGGACCGTAATCACCCATCGTGAGGTGATCGGTGAAGTCGTTTCCACCGATGCCTACACGGTGAACGAGTACGTCATCAATCCCGGTGAAGCGAGCGTCTTCCCCTGGCTGGAACCCCAAAGTCAGTCGTGGGAGTATTACCGATTCCGGAAGTGCGAGATCCATTATGAGCCTATGGTTTCCGTTCAGAAGAACGGACAGGTGCTCATGGCAATGGAATACTCCTCCGGGTCACCTCCTCCCCCTGACTTGAAGACCCTAATGTCCTATCATCGGGCTGTCAACGCACCGGTCTATCGACCTGTGTCAATGAGCCTGGACATAGGGGCGGCGTTCCCAGCAGGTGGCTACAAGTACATCCGCCATAACAACAGCTCGGCCTCTGGAGAGAGGAAGTTGTATGATGCCGGTGTGCTTATGGTCGCCACACAAGGGGGTGATGGTACCAGTGGTGGCATCCTCAGTATCGAATTTGTTATTGAGTTTAAGACACCACAGGTTATCAAACCACTTGCGCCAGCGGACGGACTCTACGCAGGGTCCAAGACTGG